AGCAACTTATATTGCTCAACCGCCAGAGTGGGCTAAGTGGGAAAAGGCAACTGGACACACTATTACCAAAGCTCAAGAAAATATAGGAATCTGGGACTTGATGTTCTTGGCCTATAACGCTCACAAACGCGAAAGCGCTGGTAAGCCAGTAAAGAGCTTTGAAGTATGGATGGAAACAGTTGCCGACATTAAGACAGGCAACGATGACCCAAAAGCCATCAGCCCGACAGCGTAAGGCGGCTATTAGTAATAGTTGCTCTTAAGACTGGTATTCCAATTCAGTATTGGGATGATTGGGACGATGTAGCAACGGCAGTCGAGCTGATAAAGGAGATGAACAAGGATGGCTGAAGAAGTCGCAGCATTTGATAGGACTGAACTCCGTCAAGTCTATAAAGCCTTCTCCTTGCTAGATGATGAAGCCAAGGCCGAGGCTCGCCAGACTTCTAACAATCTTGCAACTTATCTTCAGACTCAAATTGCTGCCAAGGCTGCCACTCGGATAAAAGGCCAACAAGCTATTAACCGAATTGTTAGCGGATCTAAAGTATCTAAGACCAGCACTACTGGCGAAATCAAGTATGGCTTTGCTAGTCAGAGATTTAGCGGTGGAGCTAATACTCAAATGCTTTGGGCTGGCTTCGAATTTGGCTCTAATAAATTTAAGCAATTCCCTGCTTACTCTGGCCGACAAGGCCGCGGCTCTCGCGGATGGTTTATCTATCCAACCTTGCGCCAAGAACAGAAGAATATTGTGGCACAATGGACTAGAGCATTTAACAAGATATTAGATAAGTGGGGCATAGGTGGCATCTGATTCAAGGGCCTTAACGCTCAAGCTTTTAGCAGATACAGCAGACTTTCAAAAGAAGTTAGCATCTGGGTCTAAAGATATTGATTCTATTGGCGAACGGGCTAAAGAATTTGGAGTCAAAGCTGCCGCTGCTTTTGCCGCAGCTGGGGCAGCCATTGGAGCATTTGCAGCAAGTGCTATAAAAAATGCTGCTGAGGATGAAGCAGCTCAAAGAAAATTAGCTCTTACAATTGAAAATAGCACCAATGCCAAAAAAGACCAAATAGCAGCAGTTGAAGATTATATTACTAAAACTTCATTAGCCGTAGGTGTAACTGATGATCAATTAAGACCTGCTTTTGCTAGATTGGTCAGAAGCACTAAAGATGTAGAAGATGCGACTAATTTACTCAATTTGGCTTTGGATATTAGTGCTGCAACGGGCAAGCCACTTGAAACTGTATCAATGGCTTTGGGTAAAGCTTATGATGGCAATGCAGCATCTTTGGGTCGTTTAGGATTAGGCGTAGATGCAAATATATTAAAGAGCAAAGATTTCAATTTAATTTTTCAAGAACTTACTAAAACTTTTGGCAACTTTGCAGAAAATGAAGCGACTAGCACCGAGAAACAAATGGAACGAGTTAAGATTGCTCTTGACGAAGCCAAGGAATCTATTGGCGCTGCTTTGCTTCCAGTTGTCCAAGAATTAACTGCTTGGATTCTAGACAACTTTATTCCAGCTTTAGATGCTTTCATTGCTGGATTAACTGGTAATGGTGGTCTTGATGAATCTCTTACTCAATCGCAAAAAACTGCTATTGAATGGGGCAAAAAAGTTAGAGGTTTTATAGATACAGTTATTAGTTTGAAAGATGAACTAATAATTTTAGGTGGAGTTTTAGCAACTGTATTTGTGGCAAATAAAATAGCTGCTGGTGTTACTGCAATTATTTTGTTAATTAATGGCTTAATTAAAGCTTACAATTTATTAAAAGCAAGCGCTATTGTCGCAGGAGTTGCGCAAGCATTTGCATTAAATCCCGCGCTAGGAGTTGGAGCGACAGCTTTAGCTGCCGCAGTTCTTGCTGGTGCTAATGCTTTGGCTCGCAAAGGTGATACTCAAACTGCTGGTAATCCTAGAGGAGATTTGTTTTTTCCGGGTGGTGGCACAGGTGGTTCTAGTGCCGTTAGTGGTGGCGTTGGTGGCGGCATTACTGGCGGAACTTTTACTGGATTCCCTTCTGGTGCAGGTGGTGGCGGAAGCAATGTTGCAGTTTCTAAACCAAGTCAAACACTAATTGAGCAAGTCAGCGAAGCAAACTTTATTAAACGAACAGCTGGGACAGGATCATTTGATGTTGGGGGATTCAGGCAAGCCGAAGAGCGCGGCAATGTGGTAATCAATGTAAATGCTCCATCAGTCATTGATGAAGAAGGTTTTAGCCGAGCAGTTATCTTGGCGCTCAACAACTCTACTAATCGCGGAACTACTGGCGCTGGCGATTTTAGGACTTCGGCACAAATCCTATGACCCTTTGGACTCCCGATTGGAAGATTCTGGTCAATGGTTCTGAATTAACCTCGGTTACTTTAACTAACCTCACTATTACTTCTGGCCGTCAGGATATTAACTCACCTACTCCAGCAGGTTATTGCTCGCTAGAAGTAATAAATACCGATGGCACTAATTATGATTTTAGTATTAACACCGCAGTAACTATTGAAGTCAAAGATACGACTGGCGCTTATGTGGCCATTTTCGGCGGTCGCGTTTCAGACTTAAGACAAATAGTCCGCAGCGCAGGATCTAGCGCAGTAATTACTAGCCTAAGAATTACGGCTATTGGTGCATTAGCCAAAACTCAAAGAGCAATATTTGATGGCAATTTAGCTGAAGGTTTAGATGGCGCTCAAATTACAGACTTGCTAGATGATTTATTGCTAGCCAGTTGGAATGAATTGCCACCAGCCGAAACTTGGGCAACTTACCAACCTGCTACCGAGATTTGGTCTAATGCGGGAGATGTTGGACTTGGCGAGATTGACGCTGGCGAATATACAATGGTTAGCCGTCAGATTACCGATAGCATCATTTACCCAATAATTAATGATATTGCTAGCTCGGCCCTTGGTTATATGTATGAAGATGCCAGCGGCAATATTAACTACGCGGATGCCAGCCATCGCCAAGATTATTTACTGGCCAACGGCTACACAGATTTAGACGCTTCCCACGCCATCGCTTCAGGCATTGGCGTAATCCAGCGCCAAGGCGATTTAAGCAATAAAATAATTATGGACTATGGTAACAATTTCAATAACTCTTATACTGCTCAGGATTTAGACTCTCAAGCCGAATATGGCCTATTTGCCGAGCAATTCAATAGCTATCTAAAGAACGCGGCTGATGTTGAGGATGTAGCAGATCGCTTGATTGGTCTTAGGGCTTGGCCTAGAAATACCTTCCAATCGATTACCTTTGCTCTTCAATCGCCCGAGATTGATGACGCTGATAGAAATGCCCTGCTAAATATATTTATGGGTATGCCAGTTAGAATTACGAACCTGCCCCTCAATATCCTAGGTGGCGAATTTACTGGCTTTATCGAGGGCTGGACTTTCAACGCTTCAGTCTCGGGCTTATCAGTTACCTTCTTGGCTACCCCAACAGAGTTCTCGGCCTTTGCCCAACAATGGGCTCAGGTCAATGCAGCAGAAAGCTGGAATAGTGTGCTCAATACCTTAGAATGGCAAGATGCGATAGGAGTTATTAGCTAATGGCCAATACAACCAACTTTAACTGGGAAACCCCAGATGATACAGATTTAGTCAAGGATGGCGCAGCTGCCATCAGAACGCTTGGCTCATCAATAGATACCTCGTTTGTTGATCTGAAAGGTGGGACAACTGGACAAAATCTACGCAAGGCTTCAAATACAGATTTAGATTTTACTTTTGCTGGAGATGCAACTAATACAGTAGTTGATGCAGCTGGAGATTTATTGTATGGAACTGCTTCCGACACTCTAGGCAGATTGGCGATTGGAACGGCTGGACAAGTTCTCAAAGTCAATTCTGGAGCAACGGCTCCTGAATGGGGCGCAGCTGCTGCTGCTAGTTTTGTTGGTTGCAGTATTTACCAAAATGCCGCTCAAGCAATTTCAAATAATACAGAAACAAAAGTAAATTGTGATTTAGAATTTTTGGATACTGATGGCTTCCACTCTAATGTTACTAATAATAGTAGAATTACTGTCCCTGCTGGTAAAGGTGGGAAATACTATGTAACCGCTTTCGTTTCCTTTGTTGCAAATGGAACAGGGACTAGAAGATTTGATTTTTGGCGCAACAATTATTCTGGGTCTCCTGCAAGAATTTGTCTCTATGAAGCGCCAGGAAATTCCAGCATACCGACTTCCGCAGTTCTTTCAGGTGTTGTTGATTTAGCAGTTGGAGATTATTTAGAATTAGTAGTATTGCAAACTTCTGGTGGAAATCTAAATCTTAATTTAGGTGGAAATAGCGGCGCATTTTCAGCATATTATTTAGGAGCGTAAAATGGAACTTTGGGAAAAGATTATTGAGGCTTATCCAGAAATTAAAGCAACAGACGATTTTCAAAAATTAGGCATATATCTGCAAGATGATTCAGATGGTCAAGGCGCATTTATTGCTAAGTGGGAATATAGCAAACCAATTCCTGATGGGCTTACACTAGGCAAGCTCAGCGCTTAGCACAATCCATAAAGATAATGGCCAAATTATGCGCAGCAGGTATTCAGCTTCGGGAGCAAATTGATGACGATTATCCTGATCGCGATAGGAAGTCTGACGGGTGGATTGCTGATGCTAGGCATCTTGCTAAAGGTAGTTCTGACCATA